AGGTTTACAAGGTCTAAGTTTAGTCCGGGTGCAGGGTTGGGAATGGAGTACGTAACAGGCGAAGGATTTTTAGGAGAAGACCGTAATATTATTGATGACATTAAGACTTGGCCTATGAGGACAGTTGAAGGGGTTCCAGTCTTTGACGAAGAAAGTTTCTGGACCAAGACTATGGGTCCTTTGTTCCTACGGGATTTGTCTGATGCCGTGGAGGCTGAGTTGGAGCCTTTGATACCTGGTCAGCCTAGAACTGCGGGTCAGGATCAGCCCTCACTATTTGACACAATAGGGAAAGTAGCTGTTGGAACATTGTCTGCTGTGCCTGGATGGTTTGGTGAAGGTTTAGTCACGTATGTAACTACAGACGAAATAGCAATGGAGATGACGAAGGACCGCAAGGGTGGTCCGGTACCTTATACGAAACTAAAAGATTATGAGAAAGCCAAAGTTAGGGAAATCAAGAAACAGAGAGAAGAAGAAAGAGGTGTCTCCCGTACGCAGGGTTACGCTTATGACATGGAACAGAGTCGGCAAGAGCAATTTTCTAAATACCAGGAGTTAGCTGACGCATTAAATACAGGCGAAATGACTCCCAAGGACGCACGAGAAGCATACGATGCGATATCAGACAAGCATAGAATTGAAAGAGCAACGTATTATAAATCGTTGGGAGCATCAGACGAGGAAGAGGCAACTCGTGCAGAATTAAAGCGTAGAACCATGACTCCTGCGCAGAAATATATTCAAGATTATTACGATGAAGTAGACAGGGCTAGAGAAGCATCACCCGGAGACCACCTTATTGGAAGCGAGTATGGAGAAGTGTTAAACAACTGGGAGATTAAGATGCAGGCTCTTATAGAGGAAGGCGATACTGAACTACTTAAGCCAAAATCAGAACAAGACCCAAATATAATTGCAGCGTCAGGGGCTGCACGGGCGGCTATGCTTACGTTACGGATGAACGCACATCCAGTTGAAATCCCGGAAGATTTATTAAGGCATCTTGATGTGTTTACCCAAACTAGGTATCGTCTCTCAAGAAAACTTAGAAGGGAACACGAAGAGGGTAAAGAGAGTGTTCCAGGATCAGGACAATTACCAGAATTTTACGAATAGTGTATACTCAAATAATCGGAGGTGAACTATGGTAACTGATCGAGCCGAGACTCCAGATGCAACAGAGGCTTCTACCCAGGAGGAACAAAATATTACTGATTTAACTCCTGACGGGCAGGATTCTGTAGATACTGGTGTTGTGGACGCGGCTCCCGCGGCAGAGGTAACTGCTCCTACAGCAGAGACTGATGAATCGCAAGAGGCGTCACAGGTACAGGCAACCCCTGGACCCCAAACACCACTTACTCCTGAAGAGCCGCAGGCAGTACCGCCTGAACAGGTGAATCAGCAGTCGTTTGAAGAGTTGCGTGACCAGGTTAAAAAGCAGCAGGAACAGCTTCAGTACTACAGCCAACTGGAACAACGAGCTCAGGCTCAACAGGTGGCAACTCAGTACCAGCAGGATCTGCAGCGTCAGGGTTACCTGCCTGAACAGGCGCAACAGTTAGCACAGGCTAAAGCAGAGCAAGAGCAGCAGACACAGCAGATGAAACAGGAATCTGAGAACTACAGGCTGTTCCGAGAGGGACAGCGGAATGCTGCTTTGCACTTTGCAAAACAACATAAGTTAGAAATAGACGATTTAACAACCCTTGAAAAGTTCAACACTCCTCAAGAGATGGAGACTGAAGCCAAGAGAATGGCTGAGATGCGGAGTATGGCAACAGAGCTTGCACAGCTTAAACAGCAGCAGGTTCCGACGCAGTCCTTCGATAATAATCAGCCTACGGCGTCAGCGTCAGGGTCTGAAAATGACCTGTTGGATAAGTACATCTCTGGGGACAGATCAGAAGCTGCTACGGCAGCTGCACGGAAATTGATGGGGTTGTAGTCTAAGAAAGGGGTAAGAAATTGCCACAGACAGCAACAACCGGAAACCTTGAAAGCGCACAAAGAATAATTATTAGCTCCGCGAGATACACCGAGGAGCACAACGCACCTGCATTGGCACTAATTGAGCAGTTCTCTCTGCCAAAGGGTTCCAAGCAGGTAACTGTCCCTAAAGTTGGACAGATGACTATGTCCGACTTAGTTGATGGCCAGGACATAATTGACGAGGAAGAAATCGGAATGACCACTGTTGATCTCACGGCCAGTGAGGTTGGCGCGAAGGTTATTCTTACTGACAAGCTAGTTCGCCAGAGCGCACCTAACGTCTTTACGATGATAGGTAGGCAGCTTGGTGACGGCATGGCACGGAAGAAGGACGGAGACGTTCTTGCCTTGTACGGTTCTTTGAATGATGGTACTAAGCTAGGTGCATCAACCAAAGAACTTACAGCAGATAACGTAGCAGCTTGTATTGCTTATGCAAAAGCTAACAAGTTTGGTAGTCAGCTTTACATTCTTCATCATCCTAACGCAGTGTCTGCCTTAGCGTCATCTGCAGCTAAGACGGCATCAGCAACGTCTTCGGAAATCTCAAGTGGATGGTCGGCAGACCTATTGAAGAACTTCTACAGTGGTTTACGTCCTTTGAACGGTGTGAGTATTTTCGAGGACGGGAATATATCTGAGGACTCTTCTGGTGACGGTGTTGGTGTTATAGCTGATAAGGGGGCAATGGCTGCTCTTAACAGTGTTGATACCAGGACTGAGCGACAGAGAGATGCTTCTCTTAGAGCTACTGAAGTTGTAATGACAGCTGACTACGGTGTCTTTGAACTTGACGATACTCGTGGTGCTGGTCTTACTTACAAAGTTTCTGACCTAGCTACTAACAACTAGAGGTAAAGTATGGCAACTGGAATAACTGAGCGTAACAAAATGAAAGTAGAGCTAGCCAGTCTTGGTTACTCGCTGAAGTACATAGATGAGTGGCAGCCTAAGACAACTTTGTATCGTCACAAACCGTCTTATAATACAGCAGGCGAGATTTCTGATGAGATAGGTACTACGGTAACTAATGTCCCAGGCAGCCCTGACTATGTGCTTAGAAAGTCACGTATCGGTTTGTTTCAGTGGCCTCCCAGTGAAAGTTGTGAGTGTAAATGGTGCCGAGAATGGGTTAATGTAGTTATAGAACATGACACGGCATCAAATAAATATAGTTGTGATAGCGAAGACTGTAACTACGTTGCTAACAGTGCAAGTCACTCAGGCAAGGTGAACAATCTTCGTATGCACAAGAAGCGAAATCATTAGTCATCTGCCACGGCTGTAACGATAGGCCGAGGTCGTGGCAGGTGCAATATAATATCGGCTTATCGCAGGGCTTAGCCCCTGTAAATTAAACCTTAAAGGAGGTTTATTATGGCGTTTCCGCAAACAATAATGGGTAAATATGGTTGGGAGAAAGTAACCACTTCTGCCCAGAAACACAAACTAGGTACTCGGATGCAGATTTTTGATAGAGAATTTGTGTATTGCGAAGCAGGTGAAGATATAACTGCAGGTAAATTAGTAATGGGTATTGATGGAACTGCTGCCCATCAGGTTGACCTAGCAGTAACTGCCGCCTCTGCTGGAGCTACTACTGTAACTCTTTCGGGGTCTTTAACTATTGCAAAGGATCTATACAAAGATGGATGGCTTATCTTCAACGATGTTGAAGAAGAAGGTCATATGTACAGAGTCAAAGGTAATACTGCGGTAGCAAGTGCAACAGGGTGTGTCGTAACACTTGACGAAGAAGACGGGCTTGCAACTGCGATAACAACTTCACAGCAAGTTGGGCTATACGAAAATCCATACACGGAAGTAGAGGCACATGATGCTAATGATGTAGACCATGCTCCTCTAGGTTGGACTTGTGTAGATATTGCAGATACTGATTTCGGATGGCTTTGTGTCAAAGGGTTTACAACAGCTTTAATTGATGGAACTCCTGGCTTAGGTGTTCCTTTAGTAGCATCCAATGGCGTAGATGGGGCAGTAGAAGTCTATGATGAAGATGGTGCAGTTAACCTTTCTCCCGTTGGTTACATGGGGCCGATAGCTGGCGTGGCTGGCGAATACGGACTTATTAAAGCAAACATAGAGTAATGACAACAGAACTCTGGACGCCTCAAGGCTCAAAGTATATTGGAGACTCCGGTATTGGATTCAACGGAGAGACTGGGG